GTGCAAGTGACGCTACAGAAGAAGAACGAACGAAAGCTTCCTTACTTGGTTTTGGTGTCGGTGCCACTGAGCTTATCTCCCCACTACGCATACTAAGCGTATTCAAAAAAGGTCTTGGTCAAGATGCAACCGTAGGTCTTGTTGGTTCGTTAAAACGAATAGCACAAGAGGGTGGTGTAGAGGCAGCACAAGAAGCCTCTGCCGGTATCATGCAGAACCTCATCGAGCAGGGTATATACAATCCAGAGCAAGGCACATTTGAAGGTGCAGGTGAGCAAGCTCTGATCGGTGGTGGTGTAGGTGGCTTTGTTCAAGGCTTACTAGAACTTGCTGTACGTGGACGCATCAAAACAGACCCTGACGGATCACAGGATGTAGACCTTCTTTCTGCTCCAGAAGAAAAACCACTTTTACCTACTCCAGAGGGAGGCCCAACTGCTCCAGAAGGTGCGGCAGCACTAGAAGCACAATCTGAAGAGTTACGTCAGTTAGCAGCGAGCGTAGAAGAAGTAGATGCAGCGGCAACTGCAGCGGCAGCGACGGCAGAATCAGAGAAAACTGGAACAATAGAAGATATCGCTGCGGATGCTAGAGCTGAAAACGCCGAGAAAAAAGCAGCAGCCAGAGCAACAGCGGCAGCTCGTAAAAAAATGGAGGAAGACGCTGCTAAAGAAGGCGTCCCGGCAGACACAGCAGCTGATGAAGACATTATTGAAGGCACCGCTACTGAAAAAGATGCGAAAGTCGGAGAAACACCTGTTGTGCCAGAGGTATATGTTTTTGACATCAAAAAAACAGCAAAACAAACAGAAGAAGAATTTAGAACGCAATTTAACTTTACAACAGAGCAAGTTCTAGCGGGTTTGAAAGTAAGAGAAGACTTAAAAGCGGGTAAAATAACGTCAGAAGAAGCTAGTAATCGTTTCGCTGGAATATTAGAACAAGCATCTGTTCTTTCTAAATCAGATGTACCAGAGACAGAAGTAAGAACAGGAACTGCACCGGACGCAGACGCCCGCAATCTAGAACAGGCAGCGGAAGAGTTGAGAACAGCTGGTTTTACACCAGATCAAGTGACGGCTGGACTAAAGATAGGACAAGATTTTAAGGAAGGTAAAATAACAGAAGAAGAAGCCATAAAACGTCTTGAAAAAATAAGAGCAGATGCGTTAGCAGACGCAGAAGCCGCGCCAGTAGAAGATGCTGCACCAGTAGAGGAAACTGCACCGGACACAGAGAAAAAAAGTTTTAGAGAAGTTGATGCAGAGCTAAGAAAAGTTGAACAACAACGCAGACGTGACGGGGCGGAGGATGCAGCGCCAAAACTTACATTTAATAAAATTGGTAAAGCGGATGAGTTAGCTGGCAAAGCTAAAAGATTGTCTGTGGAGGGTCAACCAAACATAGTTTTAGAAAATCGCACAGGAGCTGCATGGCGTGCGTTTGATACAAATGACAATAACAGACAAATAATTTCAGGGCATAGACTCCTCGCAGATGCAAAAAAAGCGTTAGCGGCCACATTAGCTGCGCGAGAGGTCGTCACACCTGCTCCAGAAGCTGCGCCAGTAGCAGACACAGCAGTAACAGAAGCTGAACTAAAACCTGTTATATTAACAAGAACTAAAGATGCAAAAATGGGGGATATGCGCGCTCGTATATCTTCAGAAAATGCAGAATATGTTATAAAAGATCAACCTAATATAGTTGTGCGAAACCCCATAGGTAGACGATGGGAGGCTGTAGACACTAATGACAACGATAAAATAATTGCAACGAGTCCAAATTTTCAAACCTTAAAAGAAAAATTACCTAAAATACTAGCCACACCTGCACCAGAAGCAGCCCCGGCAGCGGCACAGGAGACTACCACCACACCAAAAGGTGTTACCACGCCTAAGCTAGAGACACCGGTTGACCCATTCGCCGCAAGCGCTTTACGTCAGGTAACTAAGGGAGTTTCAAGAACTGGATTTGACCCTAGTAAATTAGATACACAGCCGGTAGAGGGCAAAAGAACCGAAGCAGGCGCTAAAAAAGAGACTGTTGTAAGTGACACTGTTAAAAAAGGTGAAGTTATTGCGACGGCTAAAAGAGAGGCTGCGCCAGCCATAGCATCACAAAGAGCTAAAAAAGCTGCTGAACGAGCTATAAAACGGCAGGTGACTCGTGAAGATGCAAAAAAAGCTGCACCAAACGCAAAAAAAGTTGCAGATATCGTTAAGGGAAAGAACCCAAGGGCAGAATTTCTTACAAAACAGGATAGACAAACAAGACCGAATTTAAAGCTTGCTGTGAACGATGTTGAAAAAGTAGCCGACTTGGTTTTAAAACCTCAAGTTGGGCCGCAGTCGAAAAGGGCGCAAGAAAAATCAGAAGCAGTTTCCGAGGGTCAAACGGCACGCCATGCGTACACTTATTTTACTCAAGCGAGTCAGAATATTGCAGATACAATAGAGATCATTGCACACGATATTGTAAACTCCTCTAAAATAAACAAGGCTTCAGGTGCTGCATCCACTAGTGTAGAAGCAGATTATGTGCGAGGCACAGGCAGAGATAATGCAAAAGCTGCACGAGAATGGATTAGAAATAATTTAAGCGACAGATTAAATAAAGATCTAGATGCGCTGATAGAAGAAAAACAAACAGAGTTAGAAATTAGTATTCGCGGTGGCGTTGATCCGGCTACTGTTGGTGCTGAACTGACTTTAGAACAATTAAAAGCTAAGACTCCACAAGAACTAAAAGCAGAAAAAGCTAAGAAAGAAGCTGCTGCTAGAAAAAAACGAGATAGAGACATAAAAGAGGCTGACAGGTTGGCTAATCTTCGTTTGCGGCGCACCATTGATCCAGCTGATGTTCGTAACATGCTCACTCTTGAGGACGTAGAAGACTCCAACATTTTTTATCTCATGTCAAACACTGTGGTTGGTCTTGATGTACCGACACATCCTGTGGTTGGTAAGTTGTTAACACAAGGTAAATTACCAGAGGCGCTCCGAGCGATTGCTCTTACCACTCCTAGTCCACGAATAGAACAGATAGCCACTGCATTATCCAGACTTACAGGCGATACAAAAGTTAAAGTAAATAAGTTTGTAACCAACCCAGCAGGTGAGTCTGCTGCCGGATACTTTGATCCTAAAACAAATACAATAGTGCTAAACGCAGAAACTGGTATCAATCCACATACTATCCTGCATGAGATGGCACACGCAGCTACTTCAGCTACGATAGCCAACAAGTCACATCCGCTAACAAAACAACTCAACACACTGTTTAACAATGTTAAAGATAAGTTAGATACTGCATACGGATCACAGAATCTAGATGAGTTTGTAGCAGAGACCTTTGGCAATCCAGAGTTTCAACGCAAACTGGCAGGTATAAACGTAAAAGGGGAACCTATTAGCTCGTTGCGGCGGTTCTTTAATGCTGTTGCTAACTTCTTTAGACGTAAGATGAATATGCAAACAAAATCTGTAGAATCTGCTTTAAACGAAACAGATAAACTACTTGAAGCTATACTTGCACCATCACCTGAAACACGCGATGCAGACATTCTGTACAGCATACAAGATAATGTGCTTGGTCATATAAAGAACATGCATCAGGGGTTCAAAGCTCCCACTGATACCGCGTCCAAAGATAAATTTTTAGATAGGGTGACAGACTTTATTAATGGCGGTGCAGCAGCCACTACAAAGAATGTGGTTATGCAGGCACTTCCGTTTCAAGCTGTCACTGATCTAACTAAAAAATATGGTTCTAATTTGCAAGAAGCAGCTAGAGAATTGCAGGAGGCCATAGAACAACAGATAGGTGACACCAACAAAGCAGATGGTGAGGTTGACGGCACTTTAAAAACTCTTGAAGAGTGGCAAAAAAATAACTCGGAAGTTACAGATGTATTTAATAGCGTAGTGTATGAAAGCACTACTAACGGTGTAGATCCTACAGATATTTTAAAAACAGATGCAAAAGGTAAAGAGTATTTAGAAGGTGTTGATCCTTTCTTAAAAACACCCAAAACAAAGCAACCTAAAAAATACAAGACAACAGATCCTGACAAAATAGCCATATGGAAGGGTATGCAAGCTAGGTGGACTAAAGAACCTGATAAAGGTGGTATAGGGGCAGATGGAAGAAAAACGTACATAAAAATGCGCAATGCTTACCAGCTTATATACAGAGATTTAAAAGCTGTAGTAGAGGGCAGAGTAGATGATCTAGTAGGAGATGTAACTCCAGAAGATAAGGCTAATTTTAAAAAGAGTGTGATGGAGCAAATCTTTGATAACGAAGGTATAAGACCATACTTTCCATTAACTCGTACAGGTGACATATGGATAAAATACAAAGCTTCCGACGGTAAAAGCACCGAGAACGTGTACGAGTCTTTTGTAACTGATACTGCTAGAGCTAGACGTATTGCTGAACTAAATCAAGACCCGAGAGTTTCTGATAAAGTAGATAATGATGGAAATGTAGTGCGGGACAAAAACGGTGCTGCGGTAAAAGATATGGATCTGTATGATAGCGCAGACAACATCACTTTCTCAAGTCCAACACCCGGTTCTTTTGTAGAGCAAACTTTAGAAATATTAGGAAAGTCTAAACCGGCAAAAGGCGCCACTAAAGCAGAAGTAGATGCACACAACGAACAAGTTAAAGAAATTATGGGGTTGTTTATTAAGACACTCCCAGAAACATCTTTTGCTAAGTCGATGCAAAAACGTGGCGGCAGAGATCAAAAAGGTGAACTAGGTTTCGACAGAGACGCGTTTGAGGCTTTTCGCTCTAGGGCTTATGATTTAACAAGGCAAGTACAACGTATAAAATATGGCAACAAAATTAGAGGTATAGACAGCAAATTAACGGATGCGTTAAAAGCTAATACTTATGATAATCCGACAGAGGCCAGAGCTGCTAGAAGTGTAGTGAACGAGTTGTTAGAGCGTTCCAAGTTTGCACGTAACCCTCCAAACACATTATTAAATAGAGCTGCGGCACAGGCTAACCGCATAGCTTTCTTAGGCACTATTGGATTTAACGTGTCTTCTGCGGTGGTTAACGCATCTCAGATACCCCTCGTCATGGGTCCAATGTTGAATGGTAAGTATAGAAAACAACTAGGCATAGCGGCATCTGGCAAAGCTATTGGAAAAGCAATGTCACTAATAACCGGTAGTGGTTTTAATCGTAAGATATCTGAGATAGATCCAAAAGCAGCTAATAGAGAAGTTAAAGGCACGCCGTCCATAGACAACTATTATGAAACTATCGACGGTAAACTGGTAGTTCGTAAGGATCTAAACCTTACCGATAAAAAACGTAAAGAGCTTGAGCGTCTTACTGTGCTTGTCCAGACAGCAGGGGACAGAGGACTACTCAATCGGTCATTATTCTATGACACGTTAGGTATTGATCAGACAGGCCGTGCCAGAAGTTTTTATGAAAAAGTAAACGCTTGGGGCGCACTTGTGTTTCACGTGCAAGAAAGCTTTAACAGGCAGACAGCGCTAATATCTGCGTATGATCTTGAAATACAAAGTCGTGAGGCAAAAGGAGAGGATATTAATACCGAAGAAGTGCAACAAGCGGCAGCACAAGAAGCTCTACGCATGGCGCAGGAAATGAACGGTGGTGCTGCACTGGCAACTACAGGGCGTTTTGCTCAACAGGGTATCGGGCGTGTAGCCATGATGTATAAAGGCTATGGCGTGCAAATGTACTACACCCTGTTCAAGACTGGTGACGCAGCTCTTAGGTCTATGAAGAACTCTAAGAAATACACCCCAGAAGAAATACGTGCAGCAAGAGAGCAATTCTTCGGTATAGCACTTGCTTCTGCATTACTAGCAGGCGTGCAAGGTATGCCAATTGTTGGTGGTGTTCTGTTAATGGCTAATCTGTTCTTGGATGATGACGAAGATGATGCAGAGACAATATTGCGTAAACATATTGGAGAGTTTGCTTACAAAGGACCGGTTACTGCTTTGTTAGGTACAGATATATCCTCACGTATCGGACTGTCTAACTTGTTGTACCGTGATAACCCATACAATGCCGGAGCCTCCGTTCCAGAAAGAGTATTTGAGATTGCAGGCGGACCTGCTTGGAGTGTGGCTAGTTCCTATGGCAGAGGTATGAAAGATATATTATCTGAAGATGGCAATGTAGAGCGTGGTATAGAAGCCATGCTACCTGCGGCTGTACGCAATCTTGTAAAAGGCACGCCGGTTATTGGTAGGTATGCAAGAGACAAAGGTATACTCACTAGACGTGGTGATCCTATTCTTGATGATGTTACTACCGGTGGATTGATAGCACAGATGATAGGTTTTCCACCTACAGACTATACATTAGCGCAAGAACAGAATCAGGCTATTAAACGAATAGACCGCGCGGTGAATACCAAACGCACAAAACTACTTAAAAGGTATTATGTTGGGTTACGTTTTGGTGATGATGTGTCTGATGTGTTTAACGATATAGCTAAGTTTAACAGTAGACATCCTACCGCTGCCATAACTCCATCCAGTATAAAAAGATCTTTAGCAGGTCACATGCGCAGTACAATTAAAATGCACAACGGGGTTACACTTAGCCCTAACATGCGGATGATTTTACAAAACCATGTAGCAGAGTATAGTCAGTATGGGGTATTCGATGATTAAAGAAAACCCCCCGCCGAAGCGAGGGGTGAGTTAAGGGAGAACGACAATTTTTGGGAGGAAACTGTCCCAAACATGTTATCACGTCATTCTCCAAACTCGCAAGCCTAATTTGTTATCTTCTATAACTACACGCGTTATTATTTTCCACTCTTTTAACTTTGCTACACCTTTAGCCTGTTCTTTTGCTCTAGTAATATTTACGCATGGTATAAAAATTGAGGCGTTTACCTGCATATTATCCCAGTTTACCACTATTCTTACCCCATCAGGATCAAGATCAAGTATCTTCAGCATCTAAATTTTCCACAGAACAATCCACAATTATAACATCTGTTGGTGGTAGGTTCATATGTGTGCCTTTACTTAATCTAATCTTAGATTTTCTAGCCCCCATCTTGGTTTTAAGGTCACTAACAAAAGAACTGTAATTTATTTGATGCTCGCCACACCAAATCTTAAGTGGTTTTGGCACTAAGTATGCACGTTTCAAGTCTGTTTCGTAGCGTGCAACTAACTTACCTCTAGGTAATACTTCAGGTATAACTATAGACTCTGCCTCATTTTTTCTCAGGTCATCTGTGCTTTTTATCCACAGTACATTACCCCAATGCTCGTTTATGTAATCATTTAAAACTTCTGTCACGCTGATGCTCATGTCTGACACACCGCGTTTATTTTGTTTTAATAGCTCTATGCCCCAATCAAATGCTTTCTTGGGGTCATACTCAACAATATTCGCCCGTTTTGCGAGTATAAGGCCTGTAACTGTAGCCGCCACATATATAGACCAGAACCTGTTTTCTGCTTTTAAATCAGCTTTTAGGTCTACTTTCTCTTGCACGGAGGTAAGGAGTTTTTTAACCCCATCTAAATCTTTCATTATATACTGTACGTACTCTATGCCTGCATGACCGTATGTTTTTAACATGTTCAATCTGTATTCATGCGTTTCTTTTGTAGTGCTAAAAGTTTGTTCTTTGACACGATACTCTAGAATACGTTGTGCTTCCGCTTTTGGCATAGATTTAATCATGCTAATTCGCTCTACTATACTAGCGTTAGCTGTTGTTATTGATAATAAACGCCACGGCTTACCACGATACCGTTCAGTATTACTTCCACTAGCCATACGCCCTCGTTGTCTACCACCTGTAAGTTGATATGCAAGCACACTTAACTGCCTGCCGGGGGTGTTTGTTATTTCATCCATAAGCAATGGTAAGTTATGGTAAACTTCTCCCCTGTTCATTCTGGTGTTAAGAGTATCGTTTTCATGAGTCATAAGGTCTTCGGGATTACCCCATAAAGTTAGCCCTGTCTGTACGGCAGTAGTTTTACCTACACCAGTCTCACCATGAAGATGCAAATTAGCACAATTTATTGACGCAAAATTCATTAGGATGGAGCCAAAAGACACACCTACTACGAACTGCTCCATTTCAAATCCATCACGGTTGTAGAAGCTTATCATATCCTTCCACTCGTCATATGTTCCGCGAGGTTCAAAGAGTGGAAACAAAGCTGTGGTTTGTGGAGAGGGTGGGTTATACTCTATTCTATCTTTATATATTGTTTTATCACCAAGTACGAAAGCGCTACACTCATCATCTACCCAGCCAAATTGTCTGTGAGATTCATCCGCAACACTGTTAGCCTGTAATTCATTAACCCATGTTGTAGTATAACTCATAATCTCATCCATTTTTGTAACCGCCACGCCTTGCATGGACATATATTTACGAAACTCTTCTCTGGAAGTAACCGCAGTAAGAGGTAAAGTGAACTCACGTACCCCGTCTCTCGGTAAGTGCAGACGCATAACTACAGATTCGCCCAGCTCCACGTCACGTATTCTTTTAACAACGTATAAGTCGTTATGGTATATTAACTTCTCGTCAGGGTCTCCTTCGCTATTCGTAGTCCGTACATAGATACCGCCATTTAATCCACGGAAGTATGGACGTGGATACGTTGGAATAACATGCTCTTCATCAGCACCCTCAAAAACATTTTCTGATTCTTCGGCCTCTATCACACGCATACCAAGACTTATGGGTGACTTTATCTTGCCCCAGTGTGGACATTCGGAGCATATGCCAGACTCGTATTCATCAAACGTGTTGCACAGATACGGGCCTTTTATAAGATCTACCTTTTTCTGAGTGTCATGTGCTGTGTAGTCAGCATGATTTTTTGATATTGCGTGTATGGCATCATGTGAGTCCGTGCAGAACTTGGCTATAGATAACCCTGCTCTCCACATAGGTTCGCTACATTCTTCCTGATTTTTAAGTATGTGCTTCAGATGCTGACAGCCGCGTTTCTCCTGTGTCTTACGTATTATCTCTCTGAATGTGCTTTCTATATTACTATTCAAAGCATCTCTGAAAGCACTGTTTGTTTCTGGCACATACTTCTTAGGTATGGACACAGGGTCATTGCCTAATAACTCAGAAAAACTATCGAAGTTTACCGTGTTGACTGTATCAGCAAATACAAAGTTAACAGGAGCAGGTGGGTCTTTTTTATAGTTGTGTGTGGTAGGTATACGTAACACCCGTGCAGCGTCTGCTGTGACCGCAGGATCAGCCAGTAAACCGTGATCTGCACATAGTTTTTTTAGCCGCTCTGACACAGTTAGCCAGTCGTCTAAACACACAGGTGCATCCAGCATCCAGTATACATGTATACCGTGACCGGAGTTTACCATAACAGGTTTAGGTAAAGATAACTTCTTACAGAACCCCCGGAGCGCTGTAATAGCGTCACCTTGTGTCGCGTAGTCTTTACTTGCACCGCAATCCAGATCCAGAAAGAAAGAGTTCAGATATTTAACATTGTCTACCTTGCGTGAACCTGCATCGTTAAACGTAGCAAGCGCGTAGTATACGTCATAACCCTCTGCGTCTAGATTTTCTGCGACATCTACAACTTGATCTATTGTATCGTAAAATTTTTGAATCCTACGATCATCGTGAGTACGAAAAGCAAATACACAATAGTGACCTTCGCTCGCTAACGCACCTTTCAAAAAACTTTTTACATCCATAACTAACACCAAAACCGAGAGACACTGCGGCAAAGGTGTCGGTACACACCCGTTTCAGCTTATGCCTAGCCGCAGTATAGTATGGTGGTTTAGTCGTCCCAATCATCTATGATAGAACTTAAGTCGTCGCTACCTTTATCTGGTGCGGGAGCGGCAGCTTTTTTTACTGCTTTCTTTGGTTCTTCCACGTCTGCAAAAGGGTTGTCGTCTTCTTTCGGACTTGCTTCAAAACCCTCTACTGCACCAAAAGGTGACTGTTCTTCCATAGGTTTCAGTTCGATAACCTGTACTGCGCGTAACCGGAGTGACACTCCAGTGCCTATTGCCCCGTGATAAGGAGCAAAAGCAATAGCAATGTTAACCGTACTTCCTGTTGTGAGCAAGAAGTCATCGTCTAACTTTACCCCTGCGGCATCATACTGTGCAGGTTTACGGGTGGCTTCTACACCATAAGCGCCTTTGAGCTTGGCTTTATGGCTGAATGTTCCATCATCCTCTTTCTTAAAAGGCATAGGAAATTTATCAGGCCAACTATCTTCTCGTTTGGCTTTATAGGCTGCTGCCATTTGTTTATACAGATCTTTAGCTTGCGCCTCAGTCATCTTGAACTGAATGGTATACGTGGCACCATCATCAAACGCATCACAAGGCACAGACCGCTTTTCTTGCGGATCAAACTTGTACGTGCGGTTAATACGAGGCCACAGTGCTTCTATATTATTAATGTTATAGTTCATGTTTACAGCTTCAGACATATCGTTCTCCCAATGTCTTATTGATCGTCATCTAGTAGTTCTAGCAGGTCGTCATCTTCGTCAGTTGCCACCTCTGGAATTACTTCTGGTTCTACCACAACCTCATTCTCATAGTCATTGATGTCAGGTGCGGTCTTCTTAGTTGTTAATGCTTCAGATATATCAGGTATGCAGAATCTGTAGGTGTTGCCTACACGAATGTAGGTTTCCTGCGGGATCTGATCCTGACGAACCCAAGCACGTATTGTCGATACAGAAACACTAAAGTGTTTAGCTACATCTTCTATAGGCACATATTTTGGTTCCATTACTTCTTCCTCACTGCCATAGAATATTCAGAGTCAATGTTTAGGCAGTCTGGCCTTGACTCAGGGTTTTCTTCTAAAAACTGCTTAAAGTTTGTCTGATTCAAACGCTTCTCCAACAACTCAGGAACGTTGTGTTCCATGATGAAGGCGTGCATTTTCTCCCAATCGTTTGTCCAGAACTTTTGTTTTGTAGATCTATAAAACAGACCTTCAGCAGTTCTCACACTCTCGACACCATGCGCATTGCAATAGTCGAGTAGTCCTTTTTTGACCCTCTCTAATTGACGAGAGAGAACAGAATCTTTCTCTTTGTATTCTGCTGATAGCTTTGCCCGCTCTTCGCGGATCTTTATATAAGCTTTAGTCAGCTTTTCAGCGGTAATACCACCCATATCGTTCTCCTTAAACTTATCATTTAATGTAATGTAGTGACGATATGTGTGTTAGTCAAGTAGTTCTTTATATAGATCTATCATTTTTGTGTGTACGTCTATTCTATTATCTAACAGTGAGTAAACACGTTTCTCTACAGCTGAACCTTGTAACTGCACAACAGTGCATTTGTGGTTTTGCCCTGATCTGTGGATACGAGCATTGGCTTGTGCATATGTCTCTAAGGAACTAGTTGGCCCCCACCAAACTATAGTGTTAGCGGCTGTTAACGTGACACCATGTGCTGCTGCTTGAGGTTGAATAACCAGCACCCGTGGATCAGGTGTGGTTTGAAACGTTTTAAATATCTGTGTCCTGTTTGGAGCAGATACATCCCCACGTATTACTTCTGTGGTAATCCCATCTTTGCGTAATTTATCTGTAAGTATATCAATGGCGTGTCTAAACGGCACAAACACCAGAACCTTTTGACTAGATTCGTCAATCACTTCGCGTAACACTTTGTAACGATGTGCTATATCAAACTCTAGTACGTCACTGTCGTCTGTGTACACCGCACCTGCTGCTATTTGTAATAATTTAGACATAGCTACAGCCGCGTTCATTGCGGTAATCTGTTCACCCGTGATCTGCATAACGAGTTTCTTGCGTAACTCTTCGTAGTATTTTTTCTGTTGGCGTGTCATCTCTACTTCACGCTTGACATACACCATGTCAGGTAAGTCTAGACACTCATCCTTGGTAAATCTTACGGCAGGTTGTAAGGCATTAAATACTATACCCGTGGCGTTCTCTTTAGGTATCCATTTAAAGTTAGTCACCTTAACCATAATCTGATCGCGGAAAGACCCAAAGAAACGTGGTACAGATGCTGGATTAACTAATTTTGCTAACCCGTACGCATCTAGCGGACTTTGTGCGGCTGGCGTACCTGTCATCATCCAGAGCCATGTTTCAGGTTTAATCAATTTATTAAGAGTTTTGAAACGATTTGTCTGCGCGTTTTTGTAGTGTGTGGCCTCATCGACAATAACTAAATCAAAACCACCTGCGTCTATCTCATCTTTTACAATGGCAAGGCCGTCATAATTTATAATTACATAATCTGCGCCTTGTTCAATTATTTCCTTACGTTTCTTGCTACTACCATAGGCCACATCAACAGTTCTATGTGGAGCAAATGTAAACAAGTCATCACGCCATGCGCTATCCATGATCGAAAGCGGGCAGATAACTAACACACGTTTGATAATATTTTTATTAAGTAGGAAGTCAGATGCCCATATAGCACTGGCAGTCTTACCTGTACCCTGTTCATTAAAACAGAAAGCTTTCCTGTTCAACGTAAGAAATGATGCTGTGGTTTTTTGGTGAGCGAAAGGCTCATGGCTCCCTGTCCATTGATATTGCATCTCTATGGGTGACGGTGCTTTTATATTTAAGTTTTTAAGTACTTGTGTTTCATCAACACCAAAATTTACCACTACCCTGTTATCAGATAGTGCTTTGCTTTTAGGTATAACTTCTGTTACCTGCTGTGGGTTTTTTAACCGCAACAACAAGGCTTTGCCATTTTCGACAATCTCCACCATGTTCTCCTACTTTTTCTTTTTATAATTGCGACTGCGGTTTTTCTTTGGGCTTTCCAGCTTTGTACCGTCTTTGTTTTTGCCGCCTTTACTTAATGCTTTTTTGTGACTTACATCCTTACCTTTTCGACTTATACCTTTTTTATCATAAGCACGTCTGGCGCGTTGGCGTTCCATTCTAGACTCATGTTCACCACGTTCCTTTTGTTTTTGATACTCACGTTTGTACGGTCTGGGTTTCTTTGTGTACGCCATTTAATTACTCCCGTTGTGAACACATTCCAATACAACACAATGTCGTTTACATAATCCGCTGGGGTGGGCGTTCCAGACGTTTTTCTCATGTGCCGTTTCCATGCGCTTGTAGTTAGCTAACCACTTAGACCAAAGAACTGGCATCATATCTCTGGTATAAGTGTCCTTTACAAGGTCTCTGGATATTACAAACAATAACCCTGCACGTACAGTGTCTACTTCGGGGTAGTGTTTGAATGTGGCTAACGCCATCAATTCCAACTGACCTTTATCCGCATACTTGGCTGACTTACTGGTCTTGTAGTCCACCACCCAAGCAGTATCTTTATCTAGGATAACCAAATCTGCAATGCCACGCCACCAAACTTTCTTGTCAAAGAAGCCACATGGCTCAAGGTTCTCATCCAGACCCATCTTTATTTCACATAACTTGTTACCACGCTTGGCTTTAAGACCGTCGAGAGCGGGTTGGGCAAACTTAAAATTATCAGGGATAGACGTCCCATCTCGCACGTATTCTTCTGCGGCAAGATGGAACGCCGTGCCATATGACATAGCATCAGTCTCAGGCTCAGAGTAATCCTTGACAATCTTGAGGTGATAGAACTTCTTGGGGCATTGCTCAAATGCCTTAATCCTACTAAATGACCACGGCTTTATACTCATAAATAGCCCCCATGCCATAAAAGCTTTTTCTTCAGTTTATGAGACTTACCTGTGAGCGAATAACTTTGTAACTCTTGAAGAGAGGTTAGTGGTTCCGGTGGTAGTCTCTTAGTAACCCATGATGCACGGACAGTAAGTTGTGGATTGCCTACATCTTGGTTACACAATGCAAGAGTTAATTCTGCTCTACAACTATTGCAGGTAAACTCCGCAATAACTCCGCTTTGTGTATACACTATTCCATGCGACATGGACGTTGTATTCATAGTCAACTCAACTGATCCACACTTATTGCAACATAGAAAGCCATCATTTGTTCTTACGTCTGCATTATAGTAGCCTTGCCTTCCAGTGCCTATCTCCATATCGTATTCATCAATCATTCACAGTCTCCATACGACTTGCCAGCACCAGACTCGCAGTTAATAGGCAGACCCTCTGCCCAATCGGGTATCCACCGCATACACTGTTCAATGTACGCTTGTGCCTCACCCACTTCTTCGTCACGAACACAGCACACAACAGAGTCATGCACTGTTAACACTACGCGATGTTTCTTAGCTATTTTTAGCATTTGCTCACCAATTATGCAACGCGCTATGGCTTGGCATACATTCTCTATAACCTTGCCACCATAGATTCGATTGCGCCCACGCCTGACTCTGTAGTGAAACTCCGTGCCTTTATCAGTGGTGTCAAACCCCAGATCATCATAACGTAGTAGTAAGCCAGAGGGCAGTCGTATCGCGGACTCTTGAGGCATTACTTTAAGTACGCCAGCTAACCCTAACGATGCTTCTTCTTTTCTGGACAGGGCCACGAGAGCCTGTTGAGCATCACGCCATAACTTGTTTATCTTCCAGTTAGCCTCGCGGTAAATCTTGATTACACGCCGTGCTTCTGCGATATCCATATCAAATCCAAATGTCTTTAACTGTGCTTGAAACTTCATGGCTCCCATGCCATATCCAGCACCAAGGATCGTGGTCTTACCAACAAATCTCTGATCCTTGTCTACGTCAGGTTCATGCACACCATATATACGTGATGCCATCTTTACATATACATCCTCACCAGCCCTGAACGCGTGCGTGAGATCGTCCTGCTCTGCAAGCCAAGCCAGCACTCGCGCTTCTATCTGTGCCGAGTCTGCATCTATCAGTGTGTAACCGACTGGCGAAATAATACTACGCTTTAACTTCTTACCATTCACACCACGGCTGGGCAGATTTTGCAGGTTGATCTTGTCATCACCACCCCACCTACCAGTATGCGCGGCATAGTATCTGACAGGCACAGGTAGTGTGCCACGCTTTGCTATGTCTATGAAACGCTGTGTGCGTGTCTCTTCTAATGTAGATTTAGTGCCTAGCCTTGCCGCAACCAACGCTTGTACCTGCTCATTCTCATGGTCAGCTAACGCCTTGAACGCTTCGTCTGACTTGGCAAATGCAAATGTTTCTTTCTCAGTTGTAGGGCTGATCTTCATCGGCGGCTCAACGCCAAGCGACTTGAGTAACTCTGCAAACTTAGGGTTACTCATAAGATCTTCTTTGATTACTCCGGCGCTCTCCAACAACTCATCCTTACGATAACGTGTTTCTGTGAGATGTTGTTCTAGTAGGCCCAGATCTAACTCCAAAATCGGAACTATAAACATGCGCAGGGTAAGATCAATCAACTTCAGTTCCTGACGCGGAAAATCCTTCGCCATGATGGTAAACAGTTTGTATGTGAGATCCACGTCATTGACGCAGTAATCACCGTAGTTACCTAGTTCTTCGGGTGTGAAGTCTTCTCTTCGCTTACCGAGCGCGTTAACAACTTCGGTTCCTTTGACTCCAACTCCATACTTTTCACTGACCGCTTTGAGGCTCGCACTAGTTTCAACCCCGTGAATAGCGCGAGCAATGCACATTGTGTCAGTATAAATCCGAGGGTGAACATCAAATAACCAATTAAGAATTGCGCCATCAAAAATGGTGTTATGGCAAAGTAACATAGAGTTCTGCCAATCGAATGACTTGAGGTATTCCTTGATCTGTTCGTGTGTGCCACTAGCCCACTCCGTTTCTTCTTTGTTTACTTTTACACCCACGCCTATCACCTCAAAACGAGGATCACGGACGTAGGCTTCAGTAGTGAGTTTCGACAGGGAATAATCCCTGTCGTAATATGTTTCAAAGTCGAGTGTGATCAAATCCATTAGTCAATGTCTTCTGGATCAAACTGATCTAACTCTGCGGCTAGTGCCAGATATCCACAAGCATCAACAAAGTTATCTTTGCCGTTGGACTCTTGCTGTCTAGCCCCCACCGATCTGGCTATCTTAAGAAGTGCGAGCATGACAGGCACTTGTTCTGGCTGTATGTCATAACCTGTGTAACCCTGCCATAACCTAGAGGTGAGGTAGGCGTTCTTCCAAAACTCCCCATGCTCTTCTTCTCTGTCACCAGACACGAGGCTCTCTGCTTCACGCAACGTTTCTGAACGCACACGATCATCGGTGGTTTCTTCAACCTCTTCCAATGCGTATGTGCTATATTTGTTACCCGAATAGTCTTTGAAAGTCTCGGTGACTACAGGCTGCACGTTGAGTTCTTTCTCTATAACTTCTTTTGGTGTACCTGATTGTGACCTAAGAGTGTACACGTACTTAGTAGTACAACCACAGGCTTCTGCCACTTGTTTTACAGAGGCAGTCCTATACTTAATCATATAGCGTAATACTTTTTCTTTTTTATTCAGTTTCTTCCGTGCCATGTTGTTCTCCTTTTAACGGCAGTTCTAACTGATTAGGGTCTTTTTGTTTTTGTATCCCTGCACCAGCCATGGTTAAGTCACATACATTGCATGTGACTATCTCTTCACAATAATTCACAGCCGCCTCACACCGTGGGCATAGGCCGTTATCAATAGCTTTTTGAAAGCTACCGTCACCCAGCGTTATCATCACTGGATTCTTTTTTTACAGAAGCGGATAAAGTTATTTGAAAGTATTGTCTAGCCGCTCGTAATTGGTTTGCGCTAAACTCTACTTCTGCCAACTTTGCATCCAGATTCCTTATCTGATTTACAGCATACTTCTGATCTTCTGCAAGTTCGTTATAGAAGTATTCATTACCGTCAATCACTAACTTATCATCAGTTAATATTTTGTTTTCACTCATCTTCGTCCTCCTCGGCCATGTTTATAGTATCAAATATCCAACCGCGCATACCCAAGCCTTTGGTTTCAACCAACTTGCCGCAGTCCACACAAACAAAGTCTGCTGTACCGTATTGAGCCAGCATAACCTCACCCACGGTGCTAGGTGGCATTTTACAGATTGCACAAGTATCGCCATGCCACAGCATCTTACCTGTCTCAGGATCTGTTTCTATTAAGTCGTTATGACGTACATCAAACGCTGATGTTTTTCCGTGATATTGGTTTTCAATAAAATTGTCCTGATAATTAAAGTAGGGTGCAGATGTCTCCATACCGATAGATGACTTGTTAGGAGCCAAGGCTTTAACGGTCGCGGCTGTCAGAAATCCCATCATCTTGAGTCCATTGACCTCACTATTTTTTCTTTTGCCACTGGCTTTTTTGTTAGCGCATCTATCTTCATCTGATAAATCTAATCTTGGTTTATTTTTTAACGCATTATTATTTAGCGTCTCTTGCCTTTTTTCTTTGGCTTTGCGAATAGCTGTGACTTTATCAACTTTTTCTAACTCACGTCGCATCCTAATCGGTGCATGTATCGGTAAGTCGTTGTCTGGTTTTTTCTTTTTAGCGTTCATGGGCTTACGCTTGCCATAAGATGCCAACACCTCGGCGCGCCTTGCACTAATCCTCGTCATAATCAAATCCCCCCTCATTATAAATGAGAGCCTCTAATTCTTCATCTGTCATCTTGTCTATATCTCTAACAATATCTTTTTTCTTAGGTCTTAACTTATGTACATTGGACTTCTTGAGGCTCGGTGCTTCCGGTTTCTGTTTTGGACTGCTTACTGCTTGCGGTTCTTCAATGAGATCAGTCCATAATATTTCTCGCGTCCAAAACTGATAACCACAAGTCAAACACACCCTTTTACGTTTTACTGTGTTTTCTTTAGGCGCAGACTTACACGCGCTATTCATGCCCCTGCTGTTTGTGACTTTCGTGTCCTTGTTACATTTTACACATAGCATCTCTCAAATCCTCTCTGGTAGAGGGGGGAAGCGCGTCCAAAACGCTCTAGCAACTCCACGCTTCCCCCAGAGGTCACAGTCCATAGAAAGGATTAACATTAGACCGCCCTCATTGCAGTGGTTAATTACGGCACTCACTGCTTACCGTCCAAACGGTATCTGGTTGAGACATTCAGCTACCTCACCGATGTTGTCCTCGTTCACTATCAAAGCGAGGCCACCCTGTTTGGAAATATTGTCTAAGGCTAACTGCTGTAGTGGTGTGGCTTTGTTCTTGCCAGCCTTGCACTCGATACCAAAAAACATTCCCTGATAACATCCTACTATGTCTGGTACACCGCTGGTGCCGTAGCCACCTGTAACTGGATAGAAGTAGTACGCACCCAGATCCTTGAGTACCGCGACAACTTTCTTTTTTACTTTTGCTTCTGGCGTTAATGCCATCTGATCCCCCAAAATAGCTGGTATCAATAAAGTAGCTGGTATCAAGGGGCGACAACGAGCCGCCCCTCATTCACGAAAGTTTACGCAATTCCGTAAACTTTTATTACCAAATGTCTTTGCCTCTATAGTGTGGGTATTCCCGACACCAACGTAGTTTTACTTCCTCACCTTTTTTCTTACTTATCCA